CTACGCGGCGACATTGCAAGCGGCGAGGCTTTACGGGCGGCGGGGCTCGGTGCAGGGCGTGGCGGCGTTTCAGGACGTCGGCGTTGCCATGCTCGGGCGACTCGATCCGGATATCCGCTCGCTGTTGGAGCTCGGCGAGTTTCAGCGCTCGGTGATCGCGTGACCACTGCCGAGCGTGCCGCCGAGCTCGTCGCCGCGATGGTTGACGCGGGGATCGATGCGACTATCGATCCCCGCTCGGCAACGCCGCCATGCGTGCTCGTCACCCCGCCGACACTGACCTATAACGGATATTGCAGTGCGCTTGCCGATTGGGCGCTCTACGTGTTGAGCCCGACAACCGCTAACGCCGATGCGTGGGCGGCGCTCGACGAGCTCGGCGGCGCGGTCGCCGAGGTGTTGCCGATCGCGCGGCGCGAATTTGTCGCTTACTCGATCTCACCCGATGCCCCGCCCGTGCCCTCGTACCGGCTCACCTTCTCGGAAGGGATAGAACTATGACCATCACCGAATCCCGCCTACGTAAAGGGGTTCTCACGCTCGGCGGCGACGGCACGGTGCCGGGTACCTCGTTCGCGTGTCAGGCGACGAACGTGCGCGTGACGCCGAGTTATGCCGATGACGGCGACCCGATCGAGACACTGTGCGGCGACTCGAAACCCGCTGGTAAGAAGGAAACTTGGGTGCTCGCCGGTACGAGTGTGCAGGATTTCGACGATCCCGAGGGATTCTTGACGTTCTGTTTCGACAATCGGATGCTCACGGTTCCCTTTACCTGGAAACCCAACGACGGGGAATCGCCGGAATACTCGGGCGATGTCGTCGTGGTCGCGCTTGAGGAGGGCGGCGACGTCAACTCCCGACTGACAACCGATTGGGAGTTTCAGGTTTCCGGCGATCTCGTCCGCGCCTACGCCGCCCCGCTCGCTTCCGATGCCGCCGAGGCACCCGCCCGCGAGCCCGTGCCCGCCTAGCCATGGGCTCGGACACCGTTCGGATTCAAGGGCTCGCGCGGTTCAACTCGACGATGCGCCGCGCGGGCGTGAATCTCGACGACATGAAAGCGGCGAACGCGCAAGCGAGCACGACCGTTGCGCAATGGGCGAGCCTGTCGGCACCGAGGCGAACGGGCGCGCTCGGTGCCTCGGTGCGCGGCACTCGACGAGTGAGCGGCGCGCGGGTGCTCGGCGGCGGTTCGGGCGTGCCGTATGCGGGCCCTATTCACTGGGGTTGGCCCGCACGGCACATCGGCGCGCAACCGTTCATTTCCGAGGCGGCGCAGTCAACCGAGCCCGTGTGGCTGGCATTCTATGAGCTCGCGTTGCGCGGCATCGTCGCGGAGATCCAGGGGGTTTAGCCTTATGGGATAAGGGGAAACGCCCCCGAGGCGAACCCCCGCCGGCGGGGGGTCCCGATCGAGATTAGCCTTACAGAATAAGGGGAAACGAAATCGATGAGCACACTACGCAAGAGGTTCCGGATAACGATCGACGAGGTGCCGCACGATATCGTCACGTCGGCGCGGGATTTCGTCGATGTCGATTTCGAGAACGCAAGCGCATCCCTGGCGACCTGGACAATGTTGCACGCGGCATGCCTACGGCTCGACGTCGCGGGGGTTCCGCACGATCTCGATAAGTTCATCGATCTACTCGACAACATCGAGGATCTCGACGGCATCCCCTACGGCGTAAGCGAAAACCCTACCGAGCCGGAACACTCGGGAGACTTGCCGTAGCGCTTGCGGTGAGCACGGGCGTTTCACATGAGGTATGGCTGGCAGACCCGCGAGCAATGTTCACGGCGGCGGACATCATGGCAGAGAACGCCGAGCGGATGAAGCGGAGGAGGTGAGAGCATGGCGCGACCCGCGATCCTCAAAATCGACATCATCACCGATGCGAAGAAAGCCCAAGCCGGTTTGCAGCAAACCCAATCGACGGTCAGCAAGGTCACGGGCAAGATCAAGAGCTCGTTTCTGACGGCGGCATCGGCGGCGGGTATCGCGTTCGGCGCGGGCGCGGTGGTGCAGGGGATCAAGGGCACCATCGATGCCGCATCGAACCTCAACGAGACGGTTAACAAGAGCTCGGTAATCTTCGGATCGCAAGCGGACGCAATGCTGAAATGGTCTGCTAACTCCGCCCGCACGATGGGGCTATCCCAGCAAGCGGCGCTCGACACCGCGACAACGTTCGGCGACATGTTCCGGCAACTTGGTTTCGCGGGCGATCAGGCGGCGAGTATGTCGCAAGGGATCGTTGCGCTAGCGGCGGATCTCGGATCGTTCAACAACCTACCCACGGGGCAAGTCGCGGACATGATCGCGGCATCGTTCCGGGGCGAGTATGACTCGCTGCAACGGATCATCCCGAATATCAACGCGGCGCGCGTCAATCAAGAGGCGCTCAATATGACGCACAAGGGCTCGGTTAAAGAGCTCACGGGCGCGGAGAAGGCGGCGGCAACCCTGGCGATCATCCAAAAAGACGGGGCGCGGGCGGCGGGCGACTTCGCGCGCACGTCGGATGCCCTTGCCAATAAGCAAAAGATCCTCGCCGCCGAGACCGAGAACGTGAAAGCCAAGATCGGGACCGCGTTGCTTCCGGTAGTCCTGACGGTGATCGGCGCGATCCTGTCGTTCGGCTCTGCTATCGGTGATGTCGTCAACTTCATCGCCGCCAATCAACAGGTATTCCTCGCGCTCGCTATCGGCATCGGCGCTATCGGTGTGGTCATCCTGGCCTCGGTGATCCCCGCGTTTCTCGCGTGGGCGGCATCCGCGCTCGCGGCGGCGGCGGCAACGCTCCTGGCGATAGCCCCGTTCATCGCTATCGGCGCGGTAGTCGCGGTGATCGCGTATCTCATCATCCGCAACTGGACAACGATAAAGACCGTCACGGCGAGCGTGTGGAATTTCATTCTGTCGGCGATCTCGGGCGTGTGGAACTGGATTAAATCCAACTGGCCGATGCTCTTGGCGATCCTCACGGGCCCGTTCGGTGTCGCGGTGCTCATCATCGCGCGTAACTGGCAGTCGATCCTGTCGGCGGCGTCGGGTGTGCTCGACTGGTTTAAGGGCATGGCGGGCAAGATCGGCTCGGCGCTCTCGGGCATCGCGCATGCGATCTCGGCACCGTTCATCGCGGGGTTTAACGCGGTGCGCGATGCGGTCGAGGCGGCGGTTAGATGGATCGCCGATCGGATCAATTGGGTTAAGGATGTGGTATCGAGCGGGATACGCGCGGCGAAGGATCTCTATAACGCTTTCGCCCGCGTGTGGAACGGGTTCGAGGTCACCATCGGCAAAATCGAGGTTGCGGGTAAAACAGTGTTCGGCGGGGCGACGATCGGATTGCCAGACTTGCCGATGCTCGCGGGCGGTGCCTACGTGAACCGCGCAACGCTCGCGGTGATCGGCGAGGGGCGCGGCGGTGAGTACGTGTTGCCCGAGGCGAAACTACGCCGCGAGCTCGCCCGCGCGGGCGGCAACACCTATCAGATAAACGTGAACGTCGATCCGACGGCCAACCGTGCCGAGGTAGGGCGCGCGGTGGTCGAGGCGATCCGATCGTTCGAACGGGCGGCGGGGCGCGACTGGCGGGCGGCGACATGAGCGCCACGCTTCCGGGCCCCCTTATCGATATTGAGGTGTGCCTCGGTGTCGGCACGATTCAACCTGGCGGCGTATGGGATTCGGGCGCGTGGGATTACAACACGTGGCAGGAGACAGACACCGTGCTAGGCGACTGGACCGACGTCACGTGCTGGATTCCGGACGGCACGCTCAAGCTTGCGGCGGGCTCGTCGAGCGGTGACGGGGTAGTGACGCGATGGGAAGCGCAGACATGCGCGTTTACCCTGATCGGCGCGCAATTCGATCCCCGCACGGGCCCCTATACGGGGCTACTCGGGCCCGCGCTGCCCGTGCGGGTTCGGTGGCGGGTGACGGGCGATCCCGAGTGGCTCACCGCTTTCGTCGGGCAAGTTACCGATGATGGTTTCGCCTACGATCCCAAGGCGAAACGCGCCACGGTAACGGCAACCGACGGGGCGGGCGTGCTCGCCGCGTATGACGGGCTAGAGCAAGCGCCGCAAGGGGCGGGCGAGGTCGCCTCGGCGCGGGTCGCCCGCATTGCCGATATGGCGGGGTGGCCTGTCGATCTGCGCGACATCACCGACGGCGGGGTGACGCTGAAATCGACAACGCTCGCGCAGAGCGCATGGACGCTGTTACTCGCGGTTGCCGACACTGACCTGGCGATCTTGTGGATAAACCGCGCGGGCGAGCTCGCCTATCGGCCACTAGGCAAAGTGCTCCCGCCGCGCGCGCTCTCGGCGATCATCGGGTGCCATGTCGAGAATCCGGGCGCGGCAACCGTGATCGAGCCGGTAACGATCGAGGGGCAACAACCGACGATCACCCGCAACATCGTCTCGATCTCGCGGCAATCCGAGGAGGGCGCTACCGAGGCGGCAACGGTGACGCTGCGCGATGAGCCGTCGATCTCGCGCTTTCTGGCGCACTCGTACTCACGCACTGACCTATTGCACACCGATGACGAGTGGAGCACGACCGTTGCGCAAGCGGTGCTCATGTCCTCCGCGTGGCCCGCGACCGCGCCCGCAACCGTCGAGCTCGACTCCCGCGCGGATCTCGCATCGTCGGCGCTCCTCCTCGGGCTTGAGCCCTCGCTCTCGGTTGCGGTAACCGAGAACGGCGAGACATGGCAATGCGAGCCTGCCGGATGGGATATCGAGATCTCGCGCGCTCGGATCGCGGGCACGGTGTCGCTCGTCGATGTCTCGGTGTGGTTCGGCGGCGCTTGGGATGACGCGCAATTTGATATCGGAAGCTGGGGTTTCTGACATGCCTACTAGTGCAGAGCTCGTGCAAGCGGCGCTCGATAATCTCGCCAAGCTACGCACCCGAGCGGGGCAATCGCTGCGAGCGGTGCGCGACGGTCCAGGGTTCACGGCGGCGGGGCAGGGGCGCGTTACGGTCGCTCCGGGGCAGACCATCGGAAGCGGTTGGGGTAACTCGGTCTGGGATCAAAGCGTGAACGGGTTTACCAGCGCGGCGGATCGTGATGCGCAATGGCCCGCGCCGCAACCGGGCGCGGTGTGCTGGCTCGACGATGTGAAAGCGGTCTACGTCTACACGGGCGCGGCATGGGTACGGCAGACAGTGGCGCGCGGGCAGCGCTACGGGTTCACCACTGACGGACAGGGGCAGGTAGTCACGCCGCACGGGCTCGGGGTGGCACCTACCGAGATCACCGCGACCGTTGTCCGATCGATCACGGCGGCGAGCATGGATCTCCGCATCGTGTCGCGGGACCCAACCAATTTCACAATCGCGTTCTATTACAACAACACGGGATGGCTGAATTCGGCCATGCCTGCCGGAATGGGTTTCGATTGGGCGGCGTGGGTATGAGCGAGGCACGGTTGCCGACATCGGTAGACCAGACGATTTCATGCGTCAACACCGAGTGCTCGGAGTATCAGGTTCCGAAAGGCACGATGGGGTTTCCGGAAGACCCGACGGAATTCGCCGCGATGGTTGCGCAGATCGTATGCGGGGCGTGCGGCGGGTCGCTGGTAATCGATGGCATGCCGAGGGCGGCATCATGACAGAGGACATCGAGCACCGCGATCCGGGCGACCGCGAGCGGTTACGAGAGAGAATCCCCTTATGGTATAAGGCGTTACTCGACCAGAGGGCCCCCGCCGGCGAGGGGGCTACCGATCAAGAATCCCCTTATGACACAAGGGAAAACGGCGATGACTGAGTACGCGCCCGCCGCGATCCGGGGGCTATTCGACAAGGTGCACGCGGCGATGCCCGCCGCGCTCATGGGCGGCATCATCGGCGATCAGGCGCACACCTACGGTTATCACCGAGGGCGGAACTACGTCGGCGCGGGCGACTACTCGACGCAATACCCCGAAGATCGGGAGGGCGACGGCGAGGCGGCGAGCGCGCTGGATATCTCGTGGAGCGATGCCGAATCGCATTACACCGCGAGCCGTCGATTGCTCGACGCGGCGCACGACTCACGCATGCACGCGGCGCGATCTTTCTTCGGTTCTGTCGACGGTTGGAACGTATGCGGGTTCGATTACGTCGAGGGCGTGCCCGTTACCTCCGATGACTCGCACCTCTGGCACGTGCACTTATCGATCACGCGCAAGTACGCGAACGATGCCGCCGCGCTCGACGGCATCGCGCAAGTAATTACGGGCGGCGCGGCGTCGAGCGTGCCGCCCCCGCTTCCCATGAGCTCGGAGGATGACCCTATGTACAAGATCATTTATGGCGGCGATCAATTCATATTGTGCGGCGGCAAGATCCTCCGCCTCGGCGGGCCCGCCGATATCAACGGTCCGACGGCGGACGCGCCCGAGTGGGTAGTGAGCGATACACAATGGCGGTTGCTCACTGCCACATACGGCAACCCTGCAAGCTGAAAGGGGATCAACCGATGACGGCAACCGATTGGCCCGATGCGCCCGAGCCCGACGAGCCCGAGGGCACCGAGGGGGGCTCTGAGATCGACCAGGACGAGCGAACGGGCCCGCCCGAGGGTGAGCGCACCGACGAGCCCGAGGGCGACGAGGAGGAGCTCGACGAGGGCGACGAGCTCGACGAGGGCGAGGGCGAGGGCCCGTGACCGTTGCCGCGCTCGTCGTGTCGATAGTTGCCCTGGCGGGCTCGGGCTCGGCGGTGTTCATCGTGTGGCCGTTACGGCGGCGGCGCGGGCGCGTCGAGACAACGCTCGACGAGATGCCGCCCGAGGGCTAGCGCTTGCCGATGCGCGGGTAACGCTTGGCGACCTTGGCGCGCACCGTGCGGGCGCTGCCTGCGGTATCGGCTCGGGCGGAGTAGGCGAGCGCCGCGCGGGCGCGTTTCGGTGTGTCGATCGGATACTTGCCGCGCTTGCCGCCGATGCGAGATCCGGGCGGGTAGACGAACGCGCTACGCGGTAGGCGGTTGCGGGTGCGTGCTTTCATACCGCCGAGGCTAGATCGAGCTCGACAACGGCAACACCCGCCGAGCGGGGGTGCTCGACGGGTGTTTGAGTGGCCGTTATCGACGGTAGGCGCGGGCGCGTTAACTCGCCCTACGGTTACGGCGGGCGGCGAGCTCGTCGCCGCCGCTCATCATGTGCCCGAGCTCGGCGGCGATCGCCCGGTCACGCTCGGCGGTTGCGTGCTGGTAGCGCATCGCCATACTCGATGTCGAGTGCCCGAGCCGTGCCATGAGCTCGGCGACCGTTGCGCCCGCCCGCGCGGCGTAGGTTGCGCCCGTGTGCCGCAAGTCGTGAAAGCGGAGCTCGGGCAAGCCCGCGAGATCCCGCGCCGCGTGGAAGTCCCGATGTAGGGCACCATCGCCCCGTAGCTGCCCCCCCGAGGGCGCTGGGAAGAGCAATGCATCCCGCCCGCTGCCCACATGCGCGGCGAGGTGCGTTCGGAGCTCTGCGACCACTTGGGGCGGCATGGTGACCGGGCGCATGCCCGCCTCGGTCTTCGGGTCGCCATGGTGCGCGCCCTGATCGGTGTAGGTGACGCCGCGTTTCACGTTGACAACACCCGCCGCTAGCTTGACGTCGCGGCGGCGGAGCTCGGCGATCTCGCCGAACCGCAAGCCCCCCCACGCCGCTAGCAAGATCGCGCATCGGTACTCGGCGCGCACCGCGTGCACGATCACCGCGAGCTCGTCGAGCGTTGCGGGCTCGACCTTGTGCCTCGGGCGCGGGGCAACACCCGCCTTGTAAATCGTGCACGGGTTATCGACGCGCAGGTGATCCTCACGGACAACCGAGCCCATGATCGTTCGCAGTAGCGCGTACACCGCCGAGCGGCGGCGCTCGCCCGTGCGGAGCTCGGCGTGCCAGCGCTGCACCGTGGCGATTGCGAGCGTGTCGATCCGCTCGGCGGCGAGCTCGCCCGTTTCGAAGTAGCCCGCCGAGATCTTGCGGTATTCGTAACGAGTCTTCGGGGTGAGCCCCGCGCGGTTGGCGACCCATCGCGGCGCGTACTCGGCGAGAGTCGGGGCGGCGCTCTGGCGTGGCTCGGGGCGCGTCCACTCATCGCGGGAGATGCCCGCGCGCTCGTCGGAGATCCACTTATCGGCATCGCCTCGGGTGTCGAACGTCATCGGCGCGTTGTGGCGCTGCCCGTCGGGCCCGATGTAGCTAGCTTGCAAGCGCCCCGAGGGAAGCTTGCGGATCTTGCCGAACGATCGCCGATCGCGGCGGGCCTTCTCGGTGCTCATGTGTGCCTCTCGTGTCGTGCCCTAACGTGCCCTAGAGCCTTGAAACTTACCGACTACAGATTACCTTCCGGTCCACTCCGGACCACTACTAGAGCCCCCGTAAACACTGGCCTAGGGGCATCTACTGCCGATAAACGCTAGCCCCCGATTACCCCCCGGTCAACGGGTTCGAATCCTGCCGGGGGCACTGACTTTCCCCTTATCCCATAAGGGGAAACGCACCAGGGCACAAGCGCGTGACTCATACGTGACCTAGACCTAGAGCGCCCCCGAGTGGACACACCCGCCGCTGTGACGTAAAGCACACGTGAGGGCGGCAGTGTCGGCAGTGCCCCGCAACGGTTACTCGTTGTCACTCGACGGACCGGCGACGCACCCTAGCGCCCATGGTGTCCCGACTACTGCCCCCGCGATGGGCAACGCTGGATGAGGTCGCCGAGTACGTCGGCGGCGGGATCGCTCCCCGCACGGTGCGCGGCTGGATTCGGCGCGGCGAGCTCCGAGCCGTGCGGATGGGCCCGAGATTGCTCCGGATCGATCTGAACGAGGTCGACCGCATGGGGCGGCGGATCTCGCCCCCGAGGGCTAAGCGAGGCTCACGGGCTCGTATCGCGGATGTCCCGATCGATCTCGGAGCGGACGAAATCGATAACCGTCATCCCTCGGCGGCGAGCCTCGGCGGCGCGGGCCCAGTAGTCGAGCCGAGCCCGCATGTAACCGAGCCGGAAGGCCCGCCCGAGGAGAAGCGGCAGGGCGGCAAGAAACACGCCAAGCGTGAACCACGGAAGCGCGTCGAGAAGATCCGGGGCGGGCCCGAGCCCGAGCACGATCACGAGGGCGAGAGCGACGGCGGCGACGGCGGGCGGGTAATAGATCCATAGGCGGCGCATGGTTGGGCTCGTCCTATCAGGTAGGCGCGCCCCGCGCCCGAGCCCGCGTTGCCACGCGCGAGTTGAGCTCGGGGCGGGGCGCTGGTCAGCGCGTGCGCTTGTGCGGCGCGCGCGGCGGGTGCTTCGCCCGGTAGGCGGCGAGGAGCGCCAACCGCTCGGCGCGCGGGTCGAAACCGTGCCGAGTCATCCGGTGCTGCGCCATGCTCGCGGGGCGCGGGTGCCTCGTTCCACACTCGGGGCAGGCGGCATGCTGCGGGGGCGCGGCGATGCCGAGCGGCGCGAGGTGCCTACGGTCCAGGTGTCCGGGCCCGCTCGTCGTGAGCATCGTGACGTCGCACTCGGGGCACGTCCACTCGGGGACCGGCTTAGGCGGCTGACCGCTACCGGGGCGCGGCGTGCTCAGTCGAGCCCCTGGCGGCGCAATGATCGCGGCGGGGCGCTTGCCTCGCGGTGCCTCGGGCTCGATCGGTTGCCCCGCCTCGGCGAGAAGGTCGCCGAGCGGGCGCACGAGGTAGTCGCGGCACGCTTTGCAGAGGTCGAGCGCGAACGCCGCGCCCCCGTCGAGCGAGATCCGCGCGGGCTCGATCTCGGGCTCTAACTCGTGCGGGTGCTCGTGGGCGCTGGTGTTGTCGCACCATCGCCGGATCAGGATCTCTCGGCTCATTCCACTGCCCCGCCCTTGCGCTCGATGTCGGCGCGCACCGAGGCGAGCCGAACATATCCCTTGTCCTCCCCGGTCAATCGCCCCATGCCCTTGACGAGATAGTGGTCCGGATAGGTGTAGTGCGTGTTCACGATCTCGCCCGAGGAGTCGAGCACCCGATGCCGCTGCGCGCGGCACCGCGTACACCGTAGCGATTGCTCATACGCCCGCTCGGTAGGTACCCATCGCGCGGTGAACGGTCGCCACGAGTGCCCATAGTCTCGGCAGTGCAAGTGTGTCTCGGGCATCGCCCCGATCGCCTTGTCGAGATTGAAATCCGGATCTCTCATGTCGCACAACGTAGGCAACCGGCTACTAAATATCAACAGTGGACACTCCGGGGCGCTCGTGTCCTTACGCGGGCGCTACGTCCGGGGTGGTCGGATGAGTGGCGCGAGTGGCGGCGGAGATCCCCTCTAGGAAGTCGAGCACCTCATCGGCCACGCGCGGCGATAGCCCACGCGCCGCGACAACCAAGCGCCACTCGCGCTCTGAGAGCTCGCTCGGGGTGAGGTCGAATCCTGCACTGATAGCGGCGGCGTACTCGACGAGCTCGTGGCTTAAACCCAAGCGCTCTAAGCCCCCGCGCACCTCGCGCCCGACGTAGCGCCCGCCTCGGCGCGTCACCGCGTCAATGGTGGACGTCGGCAGACCCGCGAGCTCCGCCGCTTGTCGCCGAGAGAACCCCGAGCGCGCGAGGTAGTCGGACACGAGGCGCGCCAAAGCGAACGCGGGCGCATCGTCGGCGTGTCCACTGAGGCGCGGTTGCGGGCTTGGCTTAGCGGCGGGCATGGCTCAAAGGTTCGCACAAGATCCCCCACTTAGCACACCAATCGGGCGACCACGTGAGGAAATCGTGAGGGCACGTAGGGTAATCAATGCCGTGCCGCAACAGTAAGAGACCCGAGCGCCACTAGTGGACATGGCACTAGACATCCCCTTAATGCGCTGCAAGTGTCCTACTGGTCATGCTGTCCACTGCGAATATGTGAGGGGGTGGCACGAGTGGCAGGCAAGAGGGCGAAACCGCTTACGGTTACTGACGAAATGCTGACCGTCGGCGAGATCGCCGAGCTCCTTGAGGTGTCAGTGAAAACCGTTCGGCGCTGGATCGCCTCGGGCGAGCTCGGCGCGGTGCGAGCCGGTAACGGCACCGAGCGCCATGTCGTCCGAGTGCCGCGCGCTTCCCTTGCGGCGTTCCTAGAGGCGCGCCGCACGGGCTAGAGATCCGCCGCGTGCGGGCTCGCCAGTCATCCACGATCGCAAAACTTATCGGGCATCGCTATGCCCAATCGGAGGGATCACAGTGCTACGGACGGTTGTCGATATCGCGCTCTTGCTCTTGCTCGGCGGGGCGCTCCTCGGGCTCGCGCTCGGGCTCATGGTGCTGTCGGACGAGCGCGACCGCGCACA